GCTTCCCATCTACTGCGCAGAAATGCACAGTCGAGATGGTCAAAAATGAGCAGCCTGATTGCTCAAAGGTGAGCAATACGATTGCGCAAAACTGCACACCTAACCAAATAAATAAGAACAACCTAAGATTGAACCAACTGAGTAGAACCAAAGAAGCATATGGGCGTTATCGGAATGTCTATCTGGAAGATTATTCAGAACTGAAAATGGAAATTGCAGAGTTGGATTCCCTGATTGATGACCTTTCAATCTATATGCAGTCTACAGGCAGGAAGTACGCAGACCATGCGGCGACCCTGCGCAGTTGGTCAGCACGAAAGAGAAAGCAACAGAAACCGGGAACAGGCATCCCGGACTATACCTACAACAAGGAGGAAAGCTTATGACGGAAACGATCCAGACAGCGATGGACAGGCTTATGACGATCTCTGTGGAACCGCAGGACTATGTTGCAGAAGATGGGCTGCTGTACTGCGGCAACTGCAAAACTCCCAAGGAAGCGTTCTTTCCGGATGGCAAAAAACTGTTTGGGCGTGACCGCCATCCGGCTGAATGCCGGTGCAGGCAGGCTACAAGGGAAAAGCAAGAGAAAGAAGAACGTGCAAGGCTGCATTACGAGAAAGTGCAGCGGCTGAAGCTGCAGGGCTTTACCGACTGGGCGATGCAGCACTGGACATTTGCAAACGATCACGGGCAAAATCCACAGATGCAGCTGGCACAGCGGTATGTGGCCCACTGGTCGGAAATGCGGGAAAAGAATGTGGGGCTACTGCTCTGGGGCGGTGTTGGTACAGGCAAGAGTTTTATGGCGGGCTGCATTGCCAATGCCCTGATGGAACAGGAAGTGACCGTCTGCATGACGAATTTTGCCCGAATCATGAATGAACTGAATAACGCCTTTTCCGGGCGGAATGAAGCCGTGGACAGGCTCTGCGGCTATCCGTTGCTTGTCATTGACGATTTCGGCATGGAGCGGGGCACGGAATATGCGCTGGAGCAGATTTACAACATTATCGACAGCCGTTACCGCAGCAGGAAACCACTGGTCGTTACCACGAACCTGACCCTGACGGAGTTGAAGAACCCGCAGGATACCGCTCACGCCCGTATCTATGACCGTCTGCTGGAACTGTGTACCCCGATTGCCTGCACAGGCCCCAGCATGAGAAAGGATATAGGACAGGCAAAATTGAACTTGCTGAAAACACTTCTGGCTTGAATGGGAGGAACGCGATTGCAAGAAAACGGCAGAATGAATTGGCTGGAGCAGATCCACCAGATGAAGAACCGGGATATCCGCACGATAGAACAGCATGAACTGCAGGAACTGCCGCAGGATGCAGTGGAACACAGATTGCCGCAGGAGGAAAGGCTGAAAAATCTGCTGGATAAGGTCGGAAATCCTTATTGCTATCTGGACAGCGGAATTATTGTGAAGCTGAATTTCGCACCGAGAGGGGGCAGCACACTGTCTGAGCGCGTTGGCAGATGCTTTCAGTCTGCCAGCTGAAAAGGCAGAGAAGACTTCGGCAAGCTGCTGAAAAATCAAGCAGAAAGATTTCGCACTTTAATGCGATAAAGGACTGGACAAAGGATGATGATTCTGGTAAGCTGTTTGTGGGTAAGAAAATAGGAATGTGCCAACTGAGCAGAACTTGCTCGGTAGGCTTGTTCTACATAGAAAATGTGGAGCCTTTCGCTTCTCTGACGAACAGTATTGCCGATTCGTTAAGGAGGTGGAAGGCTTTTGTTATACCCTGATATAAATTCGCGGAAGAGAACACAGCAAAATTCAACTCGTTATCGTACAGCTTTGTATTTGCGTTTATCCCGTGAAGATGGCGATAAGACAGAGAGCGACAGTATTGCAAACCAGCGCACCCTGCTGGAAGCCTATACTGCAGACCACCCGGAACTGTGCATCGTGGATGAGTTTGTGGATGATGGCTACTCCGGCTCGAACTTTGAACGGCCTGCGTTCCAAAACCTGTTCAGGGAACTGGAGCAGGGGACCATCAACTGTGTTCTGGTGAAAGATCTGTCCCGATTCGGGCGAAACTATATTGAAGTGGGACGTTATCTGGAACGCATTTTTCCGGTCATGCGGGTTCGGCTGATTGCAGTGACGGACAACTATGACAGTCAATCTGCGTGGAAGACCAGCGATTCCATCATGGTCCCAATGCGGAACCTGCTCAACGATGCGTACTGCCGGGACATTTCCGTCAAGATCAAGAGCCAGCTTGCGGTCAAGCGGAAACGCGGCGATTTTGTGGGGAGCTTTGCAGCGTATGGATACCGGAAGGATCCTGCCAATCATACCAAGCTGATCGTGGACGAACTGGCAGCAGAAAATGTACAAAGTATTTTTCGCTGGAAGATCAGCGGCATGAGCAATCAAGGCATCGCAGACCGCTTGAATGCGGAGAAAGCACCATCTCCTGCGACACGAAAGTTGCAAAGCGGTGCAAAGCTGAGCCTGCATTTCCGCAAGAGCGATGAGCCGCCGTGGTCTGCCAAGGCGGTGGACCGCATTCTGCACAACGAGGTCTATATCGGAAAACTGGTGCAGGGAAAGACAAGGAGACTGGACTATCGCTCCAAAAAGAAAATGAACGTGCCGATGCGGGACTGGACAATCGTGGACAATACCCATGAAGCAATCATTCCGGCAGAGCAGTTTGAACTGGTGCAGCGGATTCTGGAAACCGAAACACGCAGGCCGAACGATGCCGAAACGGTGGCCCTGTTTGCAGGCTTTCTCTACTGTGGGGACTGCGGCAGCCGGCTGGTGCGCAGGTCGGCCAGCTATAAGGGAAAGCGGTATATCTATTATCAGTGCTCCGGCAGCAAACAGAACAAAGGCAGCTGCACGAGCCATAACCTACGGGATGAAAAGCTCTATAACATTGTGCGGAATGCGCTCCAGATGCAGATCCAGATTGTGATGGAGGAAGCAGAATTTGTGGAAAGCATCCGGCAGGCCCAGCAGGAACCCTACCGTGTGCGGCGCATTGAACGGCAGATTCGGCAGCTGACTGCAGAAAAGACCCATACAAAGGGCATTAAGGAAAAATTGTATGGGGATTATGCAGACGAAATCCTCACACGGGAGGATTTTTTGAACTACAACGAACTGTACAGCAAGCGGATTGAAGAGTATGACCGCAAAATCACAGAACTGGAAGCGGAACAGCGAAATTTACAGACTGCTCCAAACGCTTATCCGTTTCTGGATGTGTACCGTAAGTATCGAAAATTGGAAGAAATCACCCGCCCGATGATTGTCGAATTGATTGAGAAAATCGAAGTCTATGAGGGCAATCGGGTAGAAATTACGTTCCGATTCCAGGATGAAATTGCGGACCTGCTGGAAGAACTGCATCAAAAGCAGATGGGGCAGCGTGAAGTGTCTGCTTAAAAGGAGGCTGTGACTTATGGCAAGAGTAAGCAAGAAGGTAAGTGCGGCGCAGCGGGAAGCGGAGAACGCACCGCACCGTATCTGGAAAACCGCAATTTACGCACGACTGTCCGATTTTGATGATGTGCTTCGGGATACGGAATCACTGGAAGTGCAAATTTCCTATATCAAGGAGTACATTAACCATCGGGATGACCTGATGCTGCTGGATGTATTTGCGGACAAACGGTGCACAGGAACAAATTTTGACCGCCCGGAATTTGAACAGCTGCTGAAAGCACTGCAGGAGCGGAAAGTCAACTGCATTGTGGTAAAGGACTTCTCCCGACTGGGTCGTAATTTCGTGGAAACAGGTCAGTATCTGGAGCAAGTGTTTCCACTGTTTGGCGTAAGATTTATCGCCATCAATGATAATTATGACAGCCTGAACAGACAGAGCCGGGACGGGATGCTGGTGCCGATCAAGAGCATGATCAATGAGATGTACTCGAAAGACCTGTCCCAGAAGATTCAGTCGTGCTTTCGTTCCAAGGAAGCACGGGGAGAAATCTATACCCCTGTTCCATTTGGCTACAAAAAGGATCAGAAGAATCATTTGGTTCTGGATGAGGAAGTCAGCGATGTGGTAGTTCGGATTTTTCTCTGGAAGAAATCCGGCATGAAAGAGCGCGAGATTGCAAAGAAGCTGTCTGCGCAGGGAATCCCGACACCTTTTACACGCCGTTGTCAGCTGGGATACCTGAAAAACACCTTGCGGGTAAAGGACCCAGCATGGCAGACTGTGTTCGTGACAAAGGTGCTGGAAAATCCAATCTACACAGGAACAATGGTCTATAACCGCATCGCCTACGATGAAACGAATCGGAAAATCGGGCAGAATCCACGGGAAAGCTGGCGGATGGCGCCGGACAGCCATCCGGCGATTATCAGCTGGGAACTGTTTGATGAAATTTCCGCATTACGGGAAGCCGAGCAAGCAGTCAAGGAAGAGCGAAAAAAGTGGTGCAGACAGCGCAGAAAGAACAATCCGAACATCTTCAAAGGCAGAATCTTTTGCAAAAAGTGTGGAGAAAAATTGGTCTGTCATTGGCAAAGTGATGGTACGCTGTATTTTTACTGTGCATCTTGCCATGTTTCCATCTCAGAGAAAGACCTCTGGAACGGCATCAATCAGGAACTGCACCAGAGGTTAGAAGAACATAAGTACTTGAAAAAGATGATACAAAAGAATTCGGGGAAAAGCAACCTTGAAACGAAGAAAACGGCATTGAACCGTGAAATGGAACGGCTGTCGGGCAATATCGTTCGACTGGAATCACAGAAGCGCAGCGGCTATGAGCAGTATGTTCTCGGAAAACTTTCAAAAGAAAAATTTCTGGAACTGAGGCAGGTTTTGGAAAATGAAATCACAACACTGAAACAGACGAAAGCTGAAAAAGAGAAAGAACTGGCCGTTGTTCAAGAAGAATTGCGGCAGAAAAAGCAGATCGCAGGCAGCACAGAAGTCCTTTTGACGGCAGATAATCTGCTGCAGTATGTAAAGAAAATCGAAGTGGACCGCAGGAAAATCACTTACACAGAATTTTTACCGTAATGAAAAAGGAGAGCAGGACAATGAAAGAGAAAATCTACGATGCCCGGACAGGAATGGAATACGTTCTGGTTGGCGATTATTATCTGCCGGCCTTGAAACTGCCACGGACCCGTCCGATTGGCCGCTGGGGGATGCTGCACAAGGCATACCTGAAACTGCGAAAACCAGCCTATTATCAGAGCCTGCTGCTGAGTGGAAAACTGGATGCTGTTTTGGTAGACGTGGAAGAGCAGTCAGCAGAGCGATATGAGGTTTTGATCGAGCAGCTGAGCCGGCGGGAGCACGTATCGGAAAAACTGAAAGAAGAAAATCAGATGGAGTGGGTACGCCGTATGAGAAATCTGGAAAATCGTGCAGAGGAAATCGTAAAGGCAGAATTGATCTATACGTTTGAAGGACGGTGAACAGCAGATGATTGGAACCTACTACCGGCTTTCCCTTGCGGACGAAGATGTGGGTGCGGATAAGGCAGAAAGCAACAGCATTCAGGGCCAGCGCGGACTGGTAGAGGGGTACATCATGGCCCGCCCCGAACTGGCAACAGAGCCGCGTCAGGAGTATGTGGACGATGGCTACTCCGGCACCTCTACAAGCCGCCCGGCGTTCCAGCGGCTGATTCAGGACGCGCAGGATGGCAAGGTGAAAACAATTATCGTAAAGGACTTTTCCCGGTTTGCCCGCGATTATATCGAAGCAGGCGATTATATGGAGCGCATTTTTCCATTGCTGGGCGTTCGCTTCATCTCCGTCAACGATGGTTACGACAGTGGAATGCAAATCGGAAACGATGTACGCGGACTGGAAGTAGCTATTAAGAACATCATCAACGCATCCTACAGCCGGGATCTTTCTGCCAAAATCGCGGCAGCAGACCATGTGATGCAGAAAAAAGGAATGTATCTCGGAGGATACCGCCCGTTTGGATTCCTGCCGGACCCGAACGACTGTCATAAGCTAATCCTCGACCCGGTAGCCAGTCGATATGTGCGGTTGATCTTTGAACTGGCATTGCAGGGCAACAGGACGGGCGCCATCGCCAAAATCCTGAACGAAAAGCAGATTCCGACCCCGGCAGCGTATCATGTGGCGGAAAATCATGTGTACAGCGAGCAGAAAGCATGGGACTTGCAGCGCAGCCACTGGACAAGCGGAATGGTTTACCATATATTGAATAATGAGAAGTATAAGGGAACCTACGTGGGCGCGAAATTCATTATGCCTGTTCCGTGCAAACATCGGGTCCTGCGCGCTCCCTTGGAACAGCAGGTACGAATCGAGGACAGCCATGCCGCTATTATGACCCCAGAAGAATTTGCACAGGCGCAAAAGGTCATTATGCTGCAGCATGGAAATCATCAGGCAGGGAACTACACAAAACGCCAGTATCCGCTGAAGGGAAAGGTCTACTGTGGCTATTGCCGGAAATTGATGAAATATCGTGTTCTCAAGAAACTTGGCCCCTCGTTTAACTGCAGATTTTCAGCCACGGCGGTGGACAGCCCCTGCAAGCGAATCCCGATTTCTGAGAAAATGCTGGAAGAGATTGTCCGAAACGCGCTGACAGTGCAGATAAAGCAGGCGGAGCATATGCTGGAAATCCTGCACGAACGGGAACGCAAAGCGTTGATCTTTTTTTCCGCACTGGAACGGCAGGAAGAAAAGCTGAGTGCAGAAAAGGCAGAGCTCGTAAAACTTCGTGTTGCACTGTATGAGCAGTATGCCGACGGAAATATGAGCAAGGAAGAATTCATCCGGCAGAGAGATGCCTACAGAGTGCAGGAAGATGAAAGAATGGAGCAGATTCAAAGGCTGCGTACCGAGAAAGATCAAATTTTCCAGCCTGTGAAAAAGGATACGGATAATTTGCAAGCCATGATGAATACGGTGGGAGAAGCAGGCGATGTGATGCATTTGTCACAGAATGTGGTGGAAGCCTTTATTGACCGCATCGAGGTTTTCAACGATGAACGTGTGAAAATCCATTTTACATTTGAAGATGTGCTGGCAGACCATGCAGAATGAGCCGTAGGCAAAACTAACGCGGCAATTAGAGTTTTTCTTGTAAGAACACGAGATTCATGGTATCATAGAAGCAACGAAAAGTCTGTGCATGGCTACGTGAAAGGGGCAGCAGAGATGAAAGAAATGAATATTCCCGTTGGAGTTTCGGATTTTGAAGAAATTCGTAAAAATGGGTATTACTATATTGATAAATCGGGACTGATTGGCGAACTGCTCAGTAGAACCGGAACGAAAGTGACGCTTATTACTCGCCCCAGACGATTCGGTAAGACATTGGGCATGAGTATGCTGGAAAACTTCTTCGACATCCGAAAGAACAGCAGAAAACTGTTTGAAGGGCTAGAAATTGCAGAGCATCAGGCATTATGTGATGCGTGGATGAATCAGTATCCGACAATCTCTATTTCATTCCGGCAGATAGATGGTCTGAATTTTATGGATGCATATCAGCAGCTTGTCTATGAAATTGCGCTTCTGTATCAGAATCACACGTATTTGTTGGATAGTCAGGTGATAAGCAAACAAGAAAAATTTCTTTTTCAGCAGATAAGTGATCGAAAAGCGGAAAAGACGGATGTGCTGCGCTCGATTCAATTTTTAACATTGCTGCTAAATAAGCATTACAACAAAAAAGTAATTCTTCTTATAGATGAGTATGATGTTCCTGTAGCGAAAGCAAACAATAACGGTTACTATACTGAAATGCTCGATGTTATGAAAGGCTTAATGCAGGCCCTAAAAGACAATCAAGCACTTCAATTCGCAGTTGTTACGGGTTGCTTAAAGATTGCGAAAGAGAGCATCTTTACAGGAACCAACAATTTTGTATCGGATACTATTACAAATTCTCGTCTGAATGAGTATTTCGGATTTGTACAGAGCGAGGTTGACCAGCTGCTAAAGGATGCCGACCTGACAGAGCAGGCTGAGAATATCAAAAAATGGTATGATGGATACCATTTCGGAGCCTTTGATGTTTACTGCCCGTGGGATGTAATGAACTATATGCTGGAATTACAGCGCAACCCGAAGGCTAAGCCTATCAGCTACTGGAAGAACACCAGCGACAATGCAATCATCCGTTCCTTTATTGACTATGCGGGGAGTACAATCACAAATAGACTTGAAACCCTGATGGCTGGCGGCTACATTGTTCAGCGTGTGGATGAAAACCTGACCTATGACTACCTGCATTCCTCAGAAGATAATCTCTGGAGTACGCTGTATCTGACAGGGTACTTGACCAAAGCTCGTGAAGGCGATTATAAAGGCGAATTGTCGGATGGCATGGTTGCCCTTATGATTCCTAATGCAGAAATCAAAGAGATTTTTGAAACAACAGTCATCAAATGGTTCGATGACAGTACGAAGAAGTGGAATCGAAATGCTTTGTTTGATGCAGTCTGGAACGGTGACAGCGAAGGCATTACCAAGGAAATGAATGCTCTGCTCCGGCGCACCATTAGCTACCATGACTATCGGGAGGACTTCTACCACGCATTCCTTGCGGGCATCTTCACAGGTGCAGGATACATGGTGGATTCCAATAAGGAACATGGCGAAGGACGAAGCGATGTGGTCGTCTACGATTCCATCAATGCCCGCGTTGCAATCTTTGAGGCGAAGTATACGAAGGTTTTGGAAAATCTGGAGAGTGAGTGCGATACAGCGTTGCAGCAAATTGATGATCGGATGTATGCAAAAGAGTATGAGGATGACTACGATCAAATCCTTTGCTACGGTATTTCGTTCTTTAAAAAACGCTGCATGGTAAAGAAAAAGTGATTCACAGCAAAGCTTAACTTGAATTTTGTATTATAACTTAAAATAAGTTAAAACGCAGAAAAAGAGTTATAAAGCGAAGCCCGCATAAGCCACAGACGGCACCCAGGAGGATTCGAGGGTGCGTCTGCAGCTTATGCGGGCTTTTTTATTTTGCGATTTTAATACGGATAGGTGCTAAATTCCAAGGCTGACAAGAGCGGCCTTTAACTCTTTTGCCATGCGAATAATGACAGTCTGTTCAGTTTCATTGCAGTCCAGCAGTAAGCGGTGAAATTCGGAGTTTGCAGAGGAAGAAGAATGTTCAAGACAGTCGAGCAAAAGCTCATCTGCGGAAACGGATAATGTGTTGGCAATTTCAACAAGAACAGAAAGACTTGGAACCTTTGTGCCATTTTCGATTTGGACAATGTATTCACGACTGCAGTTGACTTTTGCGGCAAGAGCTTCCTGTGTCAGATTCGATTTTGAACGGTAGAAGCTGATTCGTTTTCCTAAAGAAGTACGATTTACGGACATATAGTGATCTTCCTTTCAAATGCCCGCATAAGATACTTTAATTATTTGACTTATGAAAAAATGTATCAAGAAAAACCAAAAGATCGATCCGCATAGAAGTCAGAATTTTTCTTTTCCCTTCTAGCGGAGGTGGCTTCTGAGGCAAAAATGTGAACCAGTAGTTCACATTTTAGGGTACAAGTGAACTGCTGGTTCACAGAAAAATATATCTGACAAGCGTATAATAAAAGCGTGAAACCAAACTACAAAAAAGTGAGGAAAACGAAATGGAAAGGCTGCTGACACTGTATAGCGAAGTTCAGTCAACGGATGTACGGTGGCTGTGGTATCCCTTTATTGCAATCGGGAAAATCACACTTCTGCAGGGTGATCCCGGCGATGGAAAATCTACCATGATGATGAATCTGATTGCGGAACTTTCAACAGGAGGTAAGCCCCCGGATGGCTGTAAGATCGGTGCGCCGCAAAAGGTGATTTATCAGTGCTCCGAGGATGGCGTTTCAGACACGATAAAGCCCCGTCTGGAACGCTGCGGAGCAGATTGCGGGAAGATCGCTTTCATCAATGAAGAAGTCTATAACGGCCTTACATTGGACGATGAGCGCATCCGTCAGGCAATCATTGAATTCCGGCCGCGCTTGGTCGTGATCGACCCAATTCAGGCCTATCTTGGCAGTGATTCAGATTTGCAGATCGCAGGCAGGGCACGGAAACTTATGCGCCGCCTTGGAATGTGGGCTGCTGGCTACGACTGCGCTATTGTTCTGATTGGGCACCTCAATAAAAAAGAAGGCTCCAAAGGGCTGTACCGCAGCCTTGGCAGCATTGATGTTGTGGCAGCAGCACGAAGCGTCCTGCAGGTGGAGCGAGATACAGAGAACCCTGATATAAGAATCGTACATCAAATCAAAAACAGTCTTGCGCCTACGGCAGAAGACATCCGTTTCTCTATTTCTGCCGAAAGTGGTTTTCAGTGGCTTGAATGTAGGCCACAGCTCTTTGAAAAACAACAGCCGGACACCGAACCTGAATTTGATACCGAGCAACAGAAAGCTGTCTACTGGATTAAGCATTTCCTTGAAAAAGGCGATATGAGCGCAAATGAAATGTATTGTCGCTTAGATAATGAAGGTGTCAGCAAACGAGTAGCGCGGATGGTAAAAACAGAAATGGGAATCCACTGCTACCAGAAAAAGCGGAAATGGTATTGGAGCGTTCAGCCGGAAGAAGGTGCTATGAATGGATCGCAAGTATAAGGTTGGTGGCTATGTGAAACTTGCAAAACTGTGGGAACGCGCTAAGGATGCAGCAGTAGCCTATCACAGTTCCTACTATGCTGAAAAGTTTAAAACTGATAGCGATAAAAAGCTGGTTGGTGTTTATATTGACATCACAGGGAATAAGGAAATTTATAAACGCCCGGAAATGGTGCATCTGCTCAAAGATTGCAAAAAGGGTGCCGTCAATCTGATTTTTTCACAGACAAGGGCCTACCTTGCAGCGAATACCTGTGATTTCTGTTTTCTGCTGAAATATCTGTTTGATTTGCCGATGCGGGTGGACATTGTTACAGATGATGACGACCAAAGAGTCGACACCATTCTTGATGTTGATAACCAACGGCAAAGTCTGAAAGAATTAGCCGAAAAATACACATCAATCCGTGAGAAAGAATATCTTGCATGGAAAGCACGACTAGAACATGAAATGGAAAAGGCAGATGGAAAATGAATGAAGGACAGTATGATTCAAAAAATGTAGAACATATTTCAATAGAAAATATCGAAGTTGTGTCCAATGGAATGGATTGGAAAAGCAGGCATTTGGAAGCTGAAAAGAGAAAAGCCGAAATCCGCGACAGAATCCATAAGCAGACTGAACAGGGCCAGAAATCAGCAAAAGATTATTTCCGCCCTGCAAAGCCGACCCCATCAATCTATGACAGTGACCTAAAACGTGTGGCCGTTTATGCCCGTGTCAGCACATCTAGCGAAGAACAGATTTCCTCTATTGAAAATCAAACTCTATACTACACCAAAAAGATTGCAGAAACGGAAAACTGGAATCTGCAGGATATTTACAGCGATGAAGGAAAATCGGGTACTTCACTGCGGAAACGGGATGCGTTTAAGCGAATGATGCGAGATGCCAAAGACCAGAAGATGGATTTGATTATCTGCGCCAGCATTTCGCGGTTTGCGCGAAATTTTTCGGATTGTATGACGCAGATCGCAGCACTGAAAACCATGCACCCGGCACATCCCATTGGCGTGTACTTTGAAACTGAAAACATCTACACGCTGAATCCAAGCAGCCAATATAGTTTGGACATTCAAGCACTTCTGGCAGATTGGGAATCGGGCAACAAGAGTCGCCGGATGATCCTTTCGTATGACCAGCGTATTATGACAGGCCAGTACCCGGTGGCCGACCTGATGGGGTATCGGCATACGAAGGATGGACAGCTTGTGATTGAGCCGGAAGAAGCAAAGACGGTGCGTTTTATCTTTCTGGCGTTTATCTATGGTTATAACTGCGATCAAATTGCGGCAGTGCTGACGCAGAAGAAGCGTAGCACCCTGCGTGGCAAGCAGGAGTGGAATGGCATGATGGTGGCAAACATCATGAAAAATGAACGCCGCTGGGGTGATCTGGAAGCCCGGAAGAGCATCGTGGTGGACTACAAGCTGGGCAAGGTTACAAAGAATAATGGGAATCGCTGCTCTGCCTACGTTCCAGAACATCACCAAGCAATTGTTTCGCCGGAGATTGCACGGGCTGCACATCTCGTGGCATCCAGCAATAAGAAGTGCGGTGTGCAGGATATTGTAGTAATCCAGCAGGGAGCATTGAAAGGATTCGTGGGCACCCATCCGAACTGGAGTGGCATCAATGCCGAAAGCATCCGCAGCCTTTGCCTGAATGCCTATCTGCCGGAAGAAGTGGTCGAACTGAACGATATGACGGAAATGCGGTCTGGAAAGAAGTCGGATATGGCATTGTTATCTGATTATCTGACGGTTTCAGGCACTTGCTTTATCAACCAGAGCAGCCCGGTTATGACAATTTCTAAAAATGAAATCCGTTTCAGCAAGGCATGCCATACCCGGTTGGACGACTGCGAAGATGTTGAATTGCTCTATCATCCGATTCTGCAGGTCGTGATCCTGCGGAAGAACAATTGTAAGTCTTCAACGGCAATGCGCTGGAGAGATGACAATGACGTTCATAGTGCTTTTTCAGCCAGAGCATTTTCTGGACTGGTCTTCCAAACATTGAACTGGAGAAGGAATTGCCGCTATCAGTGCCGTGGTATCTGCCAGGAACGGGAAAACGCAAAATTCCTGCTCTTTGAGTTGGATGAGTCCCGGATTTTGATTGGGAAAAATCATTATGAACAGGCTGAGGGATACTCGATGAACCTGGAATGCAGGCTATATCGGCGTAAGTGGGTTCAGAGCATTACGGCCCGTGATGTGATGGAATCCGGCCAAGTCGTAGAAAACCCCATGATTGGTGCAATTCCAAGCAGAAATGAAGTTCAACGTGAACTGGATGACCTTTTAATGTCGATGTAGGAGGATTTGTGAAATGGAAGAAAAAAGCAGGGAGCAGGAAATGAGTGCTCGGGAGATCTCGCTGATTCGTGAGTTGGCACAGATACGAAAAGAGTATAAAAGAGAGCTGGAGTACGAAAAATTTGATGGGTATGAGCTGCCGCCGCGCACACAGTTTTCCATGCTGAATAAGCCAGCAGTAAGCATAAAATATGGCGTTATGAAATTCAATATGGCCTGTATCCGGCTTTTTGAAGGAATTAAGTATGTTCTTCCAATTCTGCATCCAAACAAGAAGCGGCTTGCGTTGATTATGTGCCCGGAAGAGGACAGTGCATCTGTTGAATGGGCAAGACAGAAGGACGAAAACTGGGTGAATAAGGATATTACCTCTTTGGAATTTGTGGAAAATATCTTCAAAATCATGAGTTGGAACCGTGAATGCCGCTATAAGATACTCGGACGGGTGGCGAACTCAGATCAGGGCCTTTGTATGTTATTCGACTTGGAAGAAGCAATCATGTTCACCCCAAAACCACAGGAATACACAGACCCTGTTACGGGTGAGACAAAGAAGAAACAGATAAAATTCTTCCCGGATGTCTATAAGGATCGGATCGGGAAATCTTATACTGATTACATTGCAGGCCATCAGATGAATCTGTTTGAAGATTTTATTGGGTATCAGGGCTCTGCAGTATTGGATGAGACTGAACGGGAAGCAGGCACTACTTCAGTACCGATACCGCAAGGTGAAGACTCAGAAAATACACCATTACCAGATTTGCCGGAACAGCCTGAAAATGTACAACGACCGGGCAGTGAGGTTGTTGAGAAAGGAATGCTGACATGAGTTCTGGACGAATTATGAATCTGCTGGTGACGATTCCGGCAGAAAGCCGAAGAATGAATGTGGGAAAGGATGTTATTCGTGTTCTTGGGAGTCCGACCTATATTTGTGTTTTGCAGAGAAAAGATCGGAAATCTATTGTGATTACTCCGTGCACCGCTGAACATCCCATGTCCTTTAAGGTTCCTGATAGGCTGCTGACCGATGGCCAGTGCCGGATGATGATTAACGGAATACAGTTCATCCATGCACTTCTGGAAACAAATGGTCTAGCTGTAGGAAAAGACCATCAATTTAAAGGACGGTATGATGCTGAGAAAAATGCGGTTGTTATTTCGCTTGAAGAAAATGAATTTGAGAACGAACGTCAATCGAAAATAGGCTTGAGCCTCTAAAAGTATTTGACTTGACATTACGTCCGATTGGTCGTACAATGTGACCAAATGGACGTAATGGAAGGGGCGATTCTTATGAGTGGTGGAATTTTAGATAGTTTTCAAACGATAATTCCAACAGCAGCGGCTGTCTTATCGGAAAGACGACAAATGTTAAGGATGACGCAACAAGAGGTTGCTGATCGAGCCAATATAACTTTACGTCAATATCAAAGGCTGGAATCTGGGGAAAGAAATATTTTGACTTCTTCTTTTGGCTTGGCCTGTCGGGTAATTGAAGCTCTTGATATGGATGTTTCTAAATTCTATCATGGTGACTATTATCTTGAAGAAGAGCTGAAGACAACGAGAGGCAAAGGATTTAGAAGTAGGAAAAAGCTATCGATTTAATGGATGGCATAATGTGAGAAATTCCAATATGGACAAATCTGTGTTAAATTGTTTACATGCAAATACAGTATTTACGGCTTCTTATCATGGTTTATTATATTCTTTATATTTTCATAAAAACGTTTACTATTATAATCGTGAAAATAAATCAAGAATGGAGTCGTTTGGGAAAAAATTAGGAATTTCTAATCGTGAAATATCGGGAGAATTTAAGGAACAACCAATGATTGATTATCAATATGTGGATAATAGGAGGCGATTATATGCTGGATTTAAATATGATAATTGCAAACAACATTCAAGCTGAACTGAAAAAAGAAAACAAAAAGCAGGTTGATCTGGCAGAAGAAATTGGAGTCTCTAAGCAGACAATGAGCAAAATCATGAATGGAGCAAGAGCAATCAATGCGGTAGAACTTCATAAAATTTCCGAATATCTCCATGTGTCAATGAATTCTCTGATGAAAATGCCTGAAAAGCCGATGGACACAAATGTTATCCATGCGTTTATGGGGCGCGTTAAAACAGAGGAAGCACGAAAAGGAATTCAGCTTGCGGATAAACTGTCCGATATGATTCTGTTTCATACTAGGGTGTGCGAGAATGGCAAAAGGATGGAGCAGCCCTGGGAGGATAAGTGATGAACAATGTTTTGGAAGGTAGCCTCTTTGTAAACCCAAATAAGAAATTTGATGAAATCCAATCCATCATCAGGCAGTTTTCAGCAGAGTATGTCGGTAATTCTATTATCAAGGATAATATTACGAACCATTAAAAGATTATATGAAGCTGTACAACTACCTCAAAGAACGTTTGTGTGCTGATAAGATGACATACATCTTTTTGGATGAGGTACAGGAGGTTTCATCATTTGAGAAAGTGGTTGACAGCCTTTATATCAGGGATTATGTGGATGTTTATGGCTGGTGAATGCAACTACGGATACTGAATGAGTAAGAATTGAAGAAAGCGGTGCAAAAACAGATGTGACAAGATTGATTTCGGCACGAATGGCTACCGAATTTGAAAGGGGGCTTTATTATGGTAAAAACGAGTGAAATGTCTATGGAACTGAAACAGGAACTTGCATTTACAAAAGAAGAACTCGCAGAACTGGAAGCGGCAAAGAAAATGCCAATCACGTTTGATGCGGATTGCCCTGAAACCACACCTGAGCGGGCGGTTAAATTTAGAAGAGTTAATCCGCCGCGTAACAGAATGGATGCCCATGGGACATAATCATAATCAAGAAAAGAACATATAGAGTGTAGGTAAGCCCTACAAGGCTCAGATCGGTTCAGAACCGATTGAAAGCCTTGTAGGGCTTATTTTTTTGCAAAAATTTTTGTTCCTTACTTGACAACCGCATATGGGCAACCAGAGAAAAGCCTGATTTCATGCGGGTTTCGGCGGCTGACCCTTTTCCCCCCACCCGTTTCCTCCTTGTC